TTAAACGCTTACATTGAACAGCAAGTAAATGAATTAGAATTTAAGCAAGAAAGAATTGACGAGCAATGGCTAGAAATACGCAAATTGAACGAAGAAAACCAAGCGCTCAGAAATGATTTAACCGAATTAAGTAAAGAATTTAAAAAGTAAACAAAATGGCAAGACCAAGAAAAGCAAAAGGGCTAGGCGATACGGTTGAGAATGTACTAGAAGCAACCGGTATTGCGGCAGTAGTTAAATTTATCGCAGGAGATGACTGCGGATGCAATGAACGTAAGGAGAAACTAAACCAAAGGTTCCCGTATTTCAACTGCCTAACGGAAGACGAATATAATTACCTTACAGAAATGGATATCAATAAAAAGTTTAGCCTAACGCCAACAGAGCAGGCAGCAATCCTTTCAATGTATCAACGCGTATTTAATAAAAGAAAATCTCCTACAACCTGCCCGAGCTGCTGGATAGAAATAATGAATGACCTGAAAGAAGTTTACAACTCTTACGAAGGATGAAGCTAATAAAACACAGCCGAAATGTCCACGAATTAAATTTTGATTCTAAGGACGTTAAAATTGCTTTCCTAAGCGATATACATTGGGACAACCCTAAATGCAATCAGGAGCTCTTAAAACAGCATCTAGACTATTGTTTAAAGCACGACATTAAAGTTTTTTTAAACGGAGACACATTCTGCCTTATGCAGGGGCGCGGAGATAATCGCCGCAATAAGTCGGACATTAGACCAGAGCATAACAACGCACGCTATTTGGATTCAGTTGTAGAGACTGCTGTCGAATGGTTTGCACCTTACGCTAGCATCCTGACGGTAATCGGATACGGCAACCACGAGACAGGTATTATTAAATGGCAAGAAACGGACGTACTGATGCGCTTTGTTGATTTACTTAACTATAAATGCAAATCAAATGTAATGACAGGAGGCTATGGCGGTTGGTTGATTATTCGTAATAGCTATTCAAACACGAACCTAACAACAAAAGTAAAATATTACCACGGATCAGGAGGCGGAGGAGTAGTTACAAAAGGCGCTTTAAATTTGACACGAGCTATTGAAATGTACGAAGACTTTGATGTATTTACAATGGGGCATATACACGAAAATGCAGCACGTAATGACGTAAGGGAAATGATTAAGCACAGTACCAAAAGCGGATATTCAAGCTCTCAAAGACCTTTACATATGATGTTAACCGGAACTTACAAAGAGGAATACGGAGACGGGGACCACGGTTGGCACGTAGAACGCGGAGCGCCTGCAAAACCTTTAGGCGGTAGGTTGCTGACAATTAAGATGATACGCAAATCAAAAGACGGAACAAATCACTATTATAACAAAGTAGATTCACACCAATTCAATATCTAATGCCGATACCAAAAATATTACCAAAGGAGCAGGCCGGAGAATTTATGCAGCGTTGCATAATGGATCCGGTAATGGTACGCGAATACCCAAACATAGACCAAAGAATAGCAATTTGTCAAAACCAATTAACAGAAAATGCAAGTAAACAAAGTAAAAATTACATAAGTAAAAATTAAAGTTGAATGATAATTGAAAAAAGGAAGCTCAGCGAATTGAATGCCGCTCCTTACAACCCAAGACAAAGTACGGCTAAACAAGAAAAGCAATTAAAAGCAAGTTTAGAAAAGTTTGGTTTAGTAGAGCCTGTAATTTACAATAAGCGAACAGGCTATATTGTAGGAGGTCATTTTAGAGTAAGAGAATTACAAAAACTCGGATACAAAGAAATAGACTGCGTTATAGTAGACCTAAGCGATGAAGACGAAAGAGAATTAAACGTACGTCTTAATGCAAACACAGGCGAATGGGATTGGGACATGCTAGCTAACGAATGGAATGATAAGGATTTAAAGGATTGGGGTTTGAATATTCCCGTAGTAATAGACGAATTAAAATTAGACCAAACAACAATAGACAATAATAAACCTGCGTCTTTAAAAATTACATTTAAAACAATAGAGCAATTACAGGAGGCTGAAAACGATATACTAGAACTAATCGATAGAAAATATCATGGAGCAACCTATAAGCTACATATACCAAAATAATTAGAATAAAATTAGAACAATGGCAAACGAAGAAAATTTAATACCTGCTAAAAAAGGAGAAATCAGGAATCCAAACGGAAGACCAAAAGGCGCAAAGAATAGAAGCACGATAGCGCGCAGATGGTTAGAAGTTAATCAATCGTTAAAGAACCCATTAACAGGCGAGCAGGAAACTATGAGCCAAGAAGATTTAATGACTTTAGCGCTGATCAAGAAAGCCCGCGAAGGAGACGTAACTGCGTACAAGGCTTTGATGGATTCCGGTTATGGCGCACCGCTTCAACAAATTGAACAAACAAACATAGAGCAACCTTTATTTCCAGATGTTCAAGAGAACGACGTCAATCAATAAAATACTTTCGTTAAAAAAACGGATAAAGATTATACAGGGAGGAACCTCAGCAGGCAAGACCTTCGGTATATTGCCAATCCTTATAGACCGAGCAATCAAACAACCTAACTTTGAGATCAGCGTAGTTGCTGAATCAATACCGCATTTGCGCCGCGGGGCCCTTAAAGATTTCTTGAAAATTATGCGCTGGACTAACCGGTATGTAGAATCGCAGTTTAACAAATCACTATTAACCTATACGTTTAAAAACGGATCTTACATTGAGTTCTTTTCGGCAGATGATTCCAGCAAATTGCGAGGCGCAAGACGCGACGTTCTGTATATAAACGAGTGTAACAATATTACGTTTGAATCTTACAATGAGCTTTCAATCCGTACCAAGCGAGAAATCTATTTAGACTTCAACCCGGCAAATGAGTTCTGGGTACATAAGGAACTAAAACACGAACCGGATGCGGATTTCATAATCTTAACGTACAAAGATAACGAGGCGTTAGATCAGAGTATTGTCACACAAATTGAGAAGAACCGTGACAAAGCAGTTACTTCAAACTATTGGGCTAATTGGTGGCGTGTTTATGGTTTAGGCGAAGTTGGTATGCTTGAGGGCGTAATCTTTGAGAACTGGAAGGAGATTGACAAGGTGCCGGAAGATGCGCGATTGGTAGGCATTGGCTTAGACTTCGGATATACTAATGATCCAACGGCAGCGATTGAGATTTATAATTGGAACGGAAAGCGAATTGTAAACGAATTAGTTTACCGTACAGGGATGTTAAATTCAGACATAGCAAAGGTACTTCCGTCCGGCGTTATTATTTATGCGGATAGCTCAGAGCCGAAATCAATTGACGAGATTAAACGCTACGGAAAGACGATCAAAGGCGTTACGAAAGGCAAGGATTCAATTAACTACGGGATTGACGTAATGCAGCAGCAGGAGTATTTAGTAACCAAACAAAGTACAAACCTAATCAAAGAACTTCGGGCTTACTGCTGGGATGTTGACAGATCAGGCAACAGAGGTAGAAATCCTGCAGGCGGATTGGATCACGGCATTGATGCGCTGAGATACCACGAGATGGAAACACTAGGCTTAAAGAAAAACTACGGTAACTATAACATACGCTAATGGCAGAAAACTACACAGAAGCAATGTGCCATTTGGTAGAGCTTTACATACAGAAGCATACAGGAAGACGAATCAAAATAGTTTTCAATAACCCTAACAGATTGAGAGAACATTTAACAATGCTTAGGGAAGCATTTAATTACGTGCAACAACAAAACAAAAAATAAGTTATACAGATATGGAATTGCAAATAAACGTACCTACTTCATTAAACGAAATTCCGTTAAAACATTACGTAGATTTCCTAAAAGTACAGGAAGGTTCAAACGATGAGGAATTTGTAGCCCAGAAGATGATCGAAATCTTTTGCGGCATCCGGTTGATTGATGTAGCCAAAATAAAGCTAAGCTCACTAAATGAAATGGTAGCGCATTTCTCTCAGTTGTTTGAACAGACACCTAAATTTCAACCAACGTTTAAAATTGGAGATAAGGAGTATGGGTTTATTCCGAACCTTGAAGAAATTACTTTTGGTGAGTACGTAGATTTAGAAAACAATTTACAGGGCTGGGATAATTATAATAAAGCTATGGCGGTAATGTACCGGCCTATCAAAAGACGAATAAAGGACAAGTACGAAATAGAGGAATACACCGGAACAAAAGAATACCAAGAGGTTACTAATGGCTACCCTGACTTATTTAGAGAAACAAATCAAGAAGGATCCGAGCATCTCAGCGACTTTAGCGAAACAACTCAATTTGGAAAACAATGGGGGTGGTATCAGTCAATTTATGCTCTCGCTCAAGGAGACGTTACAAAGTTCGATGAAATTACCAAACTCCCACTTACTAAATGTCTCACGTATATCACCTTTGAGAAGCAAAAAAACGAAATTGAAAAGAGACAACTTGAAAGACAAATGAAGCGATGAACTACTACCAAACATTAGAAACCTTACGCCTGCATTTTAATGGCGATCCGATAGTAAACCAAATTTCACAGGGAGATATATTCGGCATTGATCTGGACAAGAAAACAATCTTTCCGTTAGTTCACATAATGGTAAACAGTTCAACTGCTGAGGAGTTTGTAATACGTTACAATGTTACTATTATGGCTATGGATATAGTGGACATAACAAAAGAAAACGATACAGACCTGTTTTATGGTATGGATAACGAAACAGATGCGTTAAACGCAATGCATTCCGTATTGATTAGAGCCTATAAACTAATGAAGTCTGGAAGTATTTGGGATCAGAAAGTACAGATAGAAGAAGCGGTAACGTTAGAACCGTTTGCTGAACGCTTTGAGAATAACCTTGCAGGTTGGGCAATGACTTTTGATTTAGTGGTACCTAATGAAATGACTATCTGCTAATGGAAAAGCAGGAGGTACAGAAGGCGCTTGAAAGATTCCGTAACCACGTTGTTAGCGTTTCTAAGCGCAATTTAACAAACAAGAATAGGAATGTATCAAAGAAGCTTTATAACTCCATCAAAGGAGATGTAAAAGCAATGCCTAACAGTTTCTCGCTGCAGTTTTATATGGAAGATTACGGAGCGTATCAGGATCTAGGAGTTCAAGGGAAAAATAGTATATCGAAAGCGCCTAATTCGCCATTTAGATTTGGTAAAGGTACCGGAAAAAAAGGCGGACTAACTGAAGGTATTAAAGAATGGGTACGAAAGCGCAGGTTTCAATTTAAAGATAAAAAGACAGGTAAGTTTTTAAGCTACGAATCAACTGCTTTTCTGATCACTCGCGGAATTTACAATAAAGGAATCCGGCCAAGTATGTTTTTCACTAAACCATTTCAAGCGGCTTACAGAAACCTTCCGGATGAGCTAGTTCAATCTTTCGCTCTGGATACGCAAAAACTATTCAATCAACAAATTGACAATATAACAAAGAAATAATGGCAACAATTAACGCACGGAATCCCTACATAGTAACAATTAACGAAACATCGCAGATTGAGACAAAGCTGCAGATCTTCCTTTGGAACGGCACAGGTTCAATGCCTGCTTCACCTACGTACACATTAAGTAAGAAGATACCAAGCTCAAACAATCCTGCGACTTACTACGACGTTTCGCCATATATCCGTGAGTACATAGACCACGATACACTACAAACGATTACAAACGTATTTACGGCTACTCCAACAACGCAATGGTGCAACGTAGGATTAAAGCTATTCAAGAAAATTACTACGTCTTTTGTTCAGGTAGGAAGCACTCAAACGCATTTTGGTGTTGACGGCTACGGCTATTACGAAGAAGGCTACAATCCTGCGCTCGGAAACTATCTACTCTCATCAGGTACATATACCTACAACTATGATTTGAGCGGTGAGTACGGATGGCTAACGCTATACACAGGTAGCGGAAACTCTGCCAAATACACGAACCTATCTACAGGCGTAACAACAACTACAGGTCTTACAAATAACGTGTGGCGAGACATCCCAAGAGTTCTATCAACCTATGCAGCAGTAGGAAATAAATTAGAAATCATTGACGGCAGCGCAGCCGTATTGTTTACGGCTACGTTTCAACCTAAAATCGAATGTAAGTATACTCCGGTTCAGTTAGACTTTGTCAACAAGTTCGGAGCTTGGCAACGTGAATGGTTTTTTAAAGCAAGCAACGATAGTTTGGGAATCGAAAACACGGAGTATAATTTAATGCAAACTCGCTACCCTAACTACTCAACTTTGGAAGGTCAGAGAGCGGTCTTTAATGCCAACGGAAAGAAGATGATTCGCGTTAACACGGACTGGGTAAGCGAAAGTTTTAAGGAGGTAATTCAGCAGTTGATGCTATCTGAAAGAATCCTGATCAACAAAATGCCTGCTAAACTAAATACCAAAAACACGGAGTTATTCAAAAGCATAAATACTAAGCTGATCAATTACCAACTAGAGTTTGAATTTGCTTATGACGTTATCAATTCAGTAGTCTAATGAGAAAGGTACAACTCTACATAGAAGGCAACCGCATTGAGCTATTCAATGACGAGCAGATACAGGTAACAAGCTCCATCCAAAACGTTCAGGACATCTCAAAGACGTTTACGGATTTCTCTCAAGGCTTCACGGTTCCGGCTTCTGATCACAATAACGTATGCTTTCAGCATTGGTATAATTCGGATATTGATTTTACAACGGATAACAACCTACGAAAAGACGCATACATAGAAATCAACCTAACTACCTTTCGTAAAGGAAAAGTACAATTAGACGGAGCAACGCTAACCAACGGCAAGCCGAGTTCCTACAAACTTACTTT